CTGTCGCAAGAGGACGCACGGCTCGGCGAAAGCCTGTCCATTGAGAACCAGAAGGCTATTCTTCTGGAATACGCTAAGAAGAATCACTTTCCGAACCCGGTGTTCTTTGTGGACGATGGATATTCCGGCACGAACTACGACCGCCCCGGCTTTCAGAGTATGCTGGTCGAGATTGAAGCGGGGCGTGTAGGAATCGTTATCACGAAGGATTTGTCCCGACTGGGACGCAATTCTGCCTTGACAGGTCTGTACACAAACTTCACTTTTCCCCAGTATGGCGTTCGCTACATTGCCATTAACGACAACTACGACACCATTGACCCGAACAGCGTAAACAACGATTTTGCGGGCATTAAGAACTGGTTCAACGAGTTTTACGCCCGTGATACCAGCCGCAAGATTCGGGCTGTTCAGAAGGCCAAGGGAGAGCGTGGAGTACCGCTGACGGTCAATGTGCCGTACGGCTATGTGAAAGACCCGGAGAACCTGAAACATTGGCTTGTTGATCCAGAAGCGGCTGCAATCGTGAAGCGCATCTTCTCCATGTGCATGGAAGGCCGTGGCCCGACCCAAATTGCAAACCAACTGTGGGTGGACAAAGTTCTGACTCCCACCGCCTATAAGTTGAGCCATGGCCTGAGTACGAACTCACCCGCCCCGGAAGACCCTTATCGCTGGGATAAAAGAGCAGTAAGTTCGATTCTGGAACGCCGGGAGTACACTGGCTGCACAGTCAACTTTAAGACCTATACTAACTCTATCTGGGATAAAAAGAGACATCTGAATCCTGTGGAAAATCAGGCTATCTTCCCGGATACACATGAGCGCATTATTGACGATGATGTGTTTGAAAAGGTTCAGGAGATTCGCAGCCAGCGTCACCGTATGACCCGAACAGGCAAGAGCAGCATTTTCTCCGGTATGGTCTACTGCGCTGACTGCGGTTCCAAGATGCAATATGGTTCGTCCAATAACAGGGACTTCAGTCAAGACTTCTTTGATTGCTCTCTGCACAAGAAGAACGGGAGCAAGTGCAAGGGACACTTCATCCGGGTAAAGGTTTTGGAGGGCCGTGTGCTAAGCCATGTTCAGCGGGTGACGGACTACATCCTCTGTCATGAGGACTACTTCCGCAAGGTCATGGAGGAGCAGCTTCGGGTGGAAAGCACCGAAAAGCTGACTGTCCTGAAGAAGCAGCTTGCCCGGAATGAGAAGCGGATTGCAGACCTCAAACGGCTGTTCATGAAAATCTACGAGGATAACGCCAGCGGAAAGCTGAGCGATGAACGCTTTGACATGATGAGCCAGAGCTACGATGCCGAACAGAAGCATCTGGAAGAGGAAGCCCTCTCTATCCAGCAGGAAATCGAAGTACAGGAACAGCAGATCGAGAATATTGAGAAGTTCGTCCAGAAAGCGCACAAATACGTTCATATTGAAGAACTCACCCCTTATGCTCTCCGTGAACTGGTGTCAGCCATCTATGTGGATGCCCCGAATAAGTCCAGCGGAAAGCGGGTGCAGCACATCCATATCAAGTACGATGGGCTGGGGTACATCCCTCTGGATGAACTGGAAGCAAAAGAAAAGGCGTGACCGAAGTCACGCCAAATCTTCCCCATTTAGGGAACTTTTGCAAATACTGTTTTATGGGAACTCTGCTCTTGCCACTTCTCCCTTTCCTGTGCTACAATCATCTCAAAATAGGAAAGGAGGTATTTTCATGGCATCACAGTTTCAAATCCGTACCAAAGATATCCCATTGCTCGTTCGTGCGCTGCAATCGCTCGAAGCTGTACCGGATACATGGTTCGGATCTGTAGACGACCCTTCTTTGATCTCTGAAATGAAGAATGCTGCCCGCGCCCTTCCGGTCAAACTGCGGCTCAAGACTCTTCAGCTGTCAAGCCTCGATGTTCTGGCTCTGCAGCAGGCTTGCTGCTATCAGTGTTTAGAGTGCAAGCTTTCAAGGCAGGACTACAAACTGCTGGAAAACTATTCAAATCAGTTCGCAGCACTTCTGGCTTCTGGTAATCTTGGTATGTTACAGTAAATATCTTGCCTTGCGCGCCATTCATAAGCGCTGCTCTCTGTGCCCGCCTCAGGCGGGCTTTTTTCTTTGTTTTCGTCCACATTCTCTCTCCTTTCATCTCTCGATCCACAGGTCCAGCCCGGCCGCTGCCATCAGCACACCGGCAAACACCATGGGCGGGTAGCTGATCCACCATCCCACATTGAACACCACCGATCCGATCATCCCGATCAGCAGTGACCACTTCCGGCGGCTCATGCGCTCTTCTCCGGGGTGGTGGGGCGGTCGTCCCGGCTCTCAGCCAGCACCAGCGCACCCTCGATCATGTAGCCAATGCGCTCCTGCGTCTTTGGCGGCAGCTTTTCCAGCTGTTCCAGCATCTCGCGGCTCTTCTTTTCCTTTTCCGACATCTCAATCCCTCCTTGTTGCATATTAGCTTTTCGAGATTGCATTTTGCAACCTCGCAGCTTCATTATAGTCGCATTGCGCAACTCTGTCAAGCGTTTTTTGCCTCTAATGTTGCATTTCGCAACTTTTGTGTTATAATAAAGTCAGTTCATAAAAGAAGGAGGTGATTTTCATGTCTGCAATCAATGATCGTATCCGCGAGCTTCGCAAGGATAAAGGACTCACCATGGAGCAGTTTGGCGAGGTGATCGGCCTTACCAAAGCCACCGTCAGCCGTCTGGAAAGCGGTGCCGTCAGCGCTACAGAGCAGACTGTCAAGTCCATCTGTCGGGAGTTTGGTGTGTCCGAGGTCTGGCTGCGCACCGGCGAAGGCCAGATGCTGGATGATGCAGCGGACTCCATTTTGGATCGTCTTGCCGCTGAGTACCATCTGGACGACCGCAAACGCGCCATTCTTACAGCCTTTCTTAAGCTCAGCCCCGCCGATCAGGACGCAATTCTGCGCTATGTGAATGGCATCGCTGACGAGCTTGCTGTCCAGCAGCCCGCCAACGATGTGTCAGACATTGATGCCGAAGTCGAAGCCTATCGCCAGGAGCTCCTGGCGCAGAAAAAAGCGGAGGTCGATGCATCAGCTTCCGCTGGTACAGCAGACGCCAGCTAACATGACAAGAAAAACGGCTCCCGTGCACCGCACAAGAGCCGTTTTTCTGTTGCATGAGCAACAAAACAAATTTTCCGTTGAATTTTTGGGCATTTTGCCGTTTTCCTTGGTTATTTGTTCCTCTATACTCAAGTAAGAGTTTGGAGGAGATATGTTTGTTTTGGTATTACATCATTGGCGGGTCTGCTGCTCTTTCTCTTATTGTTAGCTATCTGTGGGGCAATAAAATCGGTCATCAGCAAGAGCAGCACTCAAAAGAAGCGGTTGCTGCTAGTTTGGATGCAGAAATCGCTCAAAAGAAACAAGCTGAAAATAACCTAACCCTTGAAACTGAACGCCTTTTGAGAATTCGAGATCAGCAGTTCCTTGCTCGTCAAAGAGATTATTCTCAGAAGATTGCTGTACTGGACGAATCTCTTTCTAAAAAACAGAAAGAACTTGAGCGGCTCAATTCAATAGTTGCCGATGCCCATGTCAGTTTAGACCTCCATCGTCAGCAAATTCTTGATGCTCGTATGCGTGACCTTGATTATCAGGAACGCACCCTTGCCGAGCGTGAGAAAAAAATAAAGGAAAATCAGGATTTATTGGATTCTATTCTGCACGCTGACCATTCTGATACGCCTTATTTCGCAAAGCAATATGCCGATTGCCTGTATTTAATCGACCTAAAGATCGCGTCTGAATTGGAGCACAAAGCACGTCCGGCATTTACGGCCGCAGAAAAAGTTCGTGAAATGTCTGGGCAGAAGCGTGTTCTGCAAGAGCAATGCAAACTTCAGGAGTATCAATTAAATCTTTATGAAGCCGCTTTCCCATGGCTCTCTGAATTCAAGGAAATCAGTCCGGAAGATTTAGCATCTGTTGTAAATATTGCTTCTACTCCCGAAAATGAATATTCAACTTTGAAAAAATGGCTTTCTCCCCAAGAATATCAAACTCTTTCAGAAGCCGATCGACTCCAACTTGCGCTTGATCGGTACTCCAATCGGCAAAAAAGCAACTGGCAGGTCGGCATTGAATATGAGCGATATGTCGGCTACTGTTACGAGCAAAAAGGTTATAAGGTTCGCTACTTCGGTGCAACCGAGGGCCTTGAAGATATGGGGCGCGACCTGATTGTCTCAAAAGAAAAAAAGCTTTTCGTTATTCAATGCAAACGCTGGGCTGCCGAAAAAACGATTCACGAAAAGCACATATTTCAACTTTATGGAACGACTATTTTGCAAGTTATGGAGCATCCTGAATGTCAAGTCTCTGGATTGTTTATCACTACTACCTCCCTTTCTTCTCTTGCAAAATCTTGCGCTAACTACCTTCGCATTGCCGTTGTCGAAAACTTTCCCTTGAAAGAATACCCTCTCATCAAATGTAATATCTCAAAGGAAGGCGAAAAGATTTACCATCTTCCTTTCGATCAACAGTATGACCGTGTTATCATAAACCCATCAGATGGCGACTGTTATGTGTCCACCGTTCAGGAAGCAGAATCAAAAGGTTTTCGTCACGCTTGGCGTTGGCATAGTTCTTAAGGGAATCCCCGCTGGGCGCTTCTTTTGTCCTTCGATCAGCTCAACGAAGAAGGCCAGCAGAAAGCTGTGGACTATGTAGACGATCTGGTGCTCACAGGCCGTTATAAAAAATGTGCTGCGTCTGGCTTTGGCAAAGAAGCATAAAAAATAAGCCGCCTTGCCTTCGACCAAAGCAGCCCATTTATGTCTTGTTCATAAAGAAATCTTGAATTTTTATTGCTTGTCAAGCCCCAATTTTAAATTTTTCCGTTGCTCTCGCAACTTTTCGCTGTAAAAATTGTTTACAATCGGCGGGCCAAAGCGTATAATACATGTAACGGAACCCGCTAAGCCTCTGGGTGCATTGCATCTATGCGTATCATGGCGGGTCTTTTTTTATGTCAATTTTTGAGGATGTCCAATATGCCTGAAACAAAATCTTTTTGTACCTATGAACAGCAGCTCCAAATTCTGAAAAGGCGCGGCTTATCAATTGCCGATGATGCTTTGGCCCTTCAGTGGCTTCGGGAAAAGAATTATTATCGCCTGAGTGCCTATTCCCTCACGCTGCGGCACAAAAGTCCTTCTACTGGAGAAGATGAATTTTTAAAGGACTCATCTTTTTCTACAATCATCGACCTTTATCAGTTTGATGAACAGTTTCGTGCTGCTATCTCTCACGCTGCAGCTATTGCAGAAACCAACCTCAAAGCCTATATTGCTTACTACCATGCCCGCCAATACGGTCCGGTCGGCTATCTGGATGGAAATCATTTTGAAGATCCCTGGCGGCACGCTAAACTTTTGAATGGCCTTTCCAAATCTCTCGGCTTGCGAAAAGATGAACCATTTGTTTTACACCATCATAAGGATTTGAACGACGTATATCCTGTTTGGGTTATCGTTGAGGTTTTGACCTTTGATCAGGTTTCTATGATGTACCGTAACCTGCTGCCGGAAGACCGTGCTGCCATTGCTCGTGAGTTCTATGGTATTTCTTCTCGTGAATACATTGAAAACTGGACTCATTGTGCTGTTGTTGCTCGCAACATCGCTGCACATGGTTCCCGCTTTTATCATCGACAGCGTGTTAATCCTCCCGCAAGAATGCCTAAACCCATCAATTCTTACGGCACAAAACCATTCGGATATGTATATGCTCTTTGGCATTTACTTCCCATTCCTGACCGCAGCGCATTTGTCAACGCCGTTCATGATTGCTTTATAGCACATCCCTCTGCTCAACTTTCTGAATTGGGTTTTCCTGATAATTGGCTTGATATTTTAACCGTCCATTAATTTTTGAGCGCCCACCCGGCACTCCTTTTTTACAAACGCAAAGAACCCCTCAGCTGTTTCCAGCCAAGGGGTTCTCTGCTCTGCTGTCTGTCCAAAAGAAAAGTAGGTGGTTCTATCATGGAATGCCTTGCAAATCCCGTCGCGTCTCCGCTTTTCTATTGTAAATCTAATATGATCCTTCTGCAACCCAGAATTTTTTCAGAGGAGGTGTGTACTCATGGCAAATAAAAAAGGTTCCGATGGCCGTTACCGCTACCGTGTCTGCATCGGCAAAGATGAAACCGGTAAGCCAAAATACAAAAGCTTTTATGGTTCCACCGCAAAAGCAGCGCGTGCTGCTGCCGAAGCTTACCGCACAGCACTGGGCAAGGGAATGGATCCCGCCCAATCCAAAGCCACTCTTGCCACTTTGTACGATAACCTGATTGCTGCCAAAACAGCCAAAGGCATCGGGCAAAAGAGTCTCGACCGCTATGAAGACAATAAAAACCATTGGGGTCCACTTCTGGATCAGCCTGCAGCAGACCTTCGCACTGCCGACTTTCAGCGGGTCCTTAACTCTCTGGCCCAGTGGCACAATGGCAAACCACCACTGTCCCACTTCACGCTGTCCAATCTGCGCAGCAGCGCCAAGGCTGCCTATGAACTCGCTATCCCAGAAGTGGTACAATACAATCCCATAGTTAAAACCACCTGCCCTGCCGGTGCTGATTCTGAGCACCGTGAGCCTGTCACAGAGGAACAGCAGCAGTGGATCCGCGAAACGCCTCACCGCGCCCAGCGTGCTGCCATGCTACTGCTTTACTCAGGCCTCCGCCGCGGCGAAGCTACCGCCCTCACCTGGGCCGATATCGATTTGAAAGAAGCCACGATCACCGTTCACAGCGGTTATAATTTCAAGGATAAAAAAATCAAGGATCCCAAAACAGAAGCGGGCGTCCGGGTCGTTAATATTCCAAAGATCCTTGTGGACTATCTCAAAACTCAGCAGGACGATTGCTTGTATGTACTGCATACTGTAAAGGGCCACCGCATGACAGAGCAGGCATGGAAAACTCTGTGGAGCAGCTACATGGCCGATTTGAATGCAAAGTACGGCTATCACGGCGAAGAAAGCAAAAAGCGCCCAGGCGGCCTGCCCATGCGCATTGAACCCTTTACACCTCACCAGCTGCGGCACACCTTTTGTACCCTGATGTACTTTGCCGGGGTCGATGTTCTCACCGCCCGCGATCAAATGGGTCATAAGGATATCAGCGTCACCCTCGGCATCTACACTTCTCTTGACAAAAAATTCAAGAAAAAGAAGATCAATCGTCTGGACTCCTATCTCAAAAAACAGACCGGCTAATTTGTAGTGGCGCAAAAGTGGCGCACATTGTTTATATTTTATCGTATTTATGTGTTTTATTCCGAATTCCTTGCCCGCTCGTAATGAGCAGGTCGCCTGTTCGAATCAGGTCAGTAGCTCCAAAAATCCTACGGATTTGCGTTGAAAGTCGCAATGTCCGTAGGATTTTTTGTTTATATTTTGGTGTTTTCAAAAAAACACAGCGCAAAACCCAACGCTGCCTGCAAAATGGCGCAAAGAAAAAGCACGCCAATACAAACGTATCAGCGTGCTTTTTAGTGCGGGTAGTGGGGGTCGAACAACAAAAAATGATTGAGTGACGTCAAAAGCATATCTACAACGCGCCTAAACACTTGCTGAAAAGGTAGTTGGGTTGGTTTGTAACCCATGTGTTTTGCTACATTTACAAAAAAGAGTGTTACCAAAACTGTTACCAGAGTCAGGCCTGTGCCTTTTTGAATGCCGCGGTGGTAGCGGTAGCAAGATCTTCCCTCTGGCCGTCCAGCTCGTGGCGGTAAACCCCTGCGGTATCCATGTTCTTGCTGTGGCCTACCAGCATTTTCAGTTGGCTGTCGGTCAGCACGCCGGACTCGATGCTGACGAACGTATGCCGCATCTCATACAGCGTAACCTGTGGTTCAATTCCGTTATCCTTCTGGTACTTCTTCCAGCGTTTGAATAAAGCCCTCTGGTTTGGGATCTGGAACAAAGGGGTGGTATAGTTCAGCGGGATACCGGAAGCCTTCAGCAAGGCCACCTGCGCTTCGTATGCCTCACGGGCTTCCTTCCCCATGTCGAACGAACGAATAGCGTTTTCGTTCTTGCCGGTGGTTTCCTCATCCAGCCGGTTGATGCTGCGGCGCAGATTGACCGTGTTCCCTTTGACGTCACCATACCAGAGCCCCACAAGTTCACCGGGGCGTACACCTGTAGCAACTGCAAACCGGTAGGCATAGATATACTCGTCAAAGACCAGCTTGCCATAGTAAAGGCGGGTGTCCACATCAAACAGGACTTTCAAAGCGGTCGGCTGTAAAATCTTTTTCTTCCCCATGCGGGCATTCTTCGGGATAGACAGCTCAGGGAACATCGTACTGTACCTGTTCCGGCGGCACCATTTCAAAAAGCTGATCTCCGTTGAGCGGATCGTCATAAGGGTCTTGCGGCTCAAAGGCTTGTCGCTTGACCTACGCTGACGCTCCTTTTTAAGGCATCGCTTTTTGAAAGACATATTGATGGCCTTTTGCAGATCGCCTTCGGTCAGCTCGTCAATGCGGATGTCCCCACAGACAGGCAGAATATAGTAATCTCCGTATTTCTTGCACTGCTCAACATAGGACGTGCCGCAGGTCAGCTTCAGCTCTTCCACCCACTCGGCATAGAGGGCGGCCACCTTCTTCCTGCCGTCCCGGATGCTGTCATCAAGCCATGCATCCGCTTTTGCATTTGCTTCACGCTGGCCGGTGCGGCCCGGTGTGCTGCTGTAAAACCGCTTGCGGATGCCGTTCTTCTGCACCGCGATGCACCAGCGCTTTTCCTTCTCCACCCAAAATGCCGTGTTGACCCGTTTTTTCATAAAATCCACCTCCATACACAAGGGTACACTTTGACAAGCCTGCCCGGAGGTGGTATCATAGTCTGTGCAGAGGTTCGCCAAAATCTACTGTACAGAGCCGTGACGCCTTCGGGCAAGCGGTTCGGAAACCTCCTTCGGTGCTGGTAACACCGGGGGAGGTTTTTTTTATTTGTTTGTGCAAATCAAAATTATGCTATACTTTAGCATAATTTTGATGTATAATGAACGTGAACGAATCTTTTCATTCATACACAGAAAGAAAGGTGCTATCATGTCAGAGCGTCAGAATGCCGTCGAACTTTATCTTGACGAAAAAGACTTCAAAATGAAGTTGAACGGTGTTGAAGTCCATCGCGTCAAAGGCTTCTCCATCCAGTGCGATGCGGGCCATCCCCTCGCAGATATGACGCTGAACATTTCGGTGGACAAACTGAAACTCGGTTAATGGAGTTTACTCCACACATCCAGCGCCTTGTCAATGCCGCGTTCGACAGCCGTTTCGCCGTACTCGATAGCCTTCGGAAACAGATCGCAGGCACCCATCATGTAAAGGTCGATATAGCCATCATCACGCAGTTCCGCAAGCGCCTCTCTCACGTCATCCCACGGGATCCCCGGCAATGCAGCCGACACATCTTCTGATGCAAAGTATTTTGCCTGAGACTTCGGCAAGGTTTTGCGGCGCTCCGTGTATGCACGATAAAGTTTCAGCAAGACCTTTTCGGTATCTTTTGTCATCCCGTATTTTCTCCTTCTGCGCCCTCGGTGTTCGCAGCACCGGGGGCTTTTTCTTTGTTAATTATCCTTATAAACGTCAAGGTGTTTTTCTGTTTTTGACAAATAGAGTCCCTCTTTGCCACGCCTGATATGGAATACAAAATAAGATGATTTCTTCCCTCGGTGTCTCCAGCATATCACCTCCGCTTTTCCGATTTCCCCATCTTGCTGATAGAAGATGTGCCCAAAAATCTCCTTTCCGCCGTTCATAGTAATCTCAAATTGCCTGTCACTGGAAAGCAGACAAAAAGACATCTTTAAAGGATATTTAGGCTTCTTTCCGGTAGGCGTGAGCGGCAGAATAACCAGCCTTGTATAATCATCCCGGCCAAGTTCAGAAGGAGAAAAACGGATGCCATTTTCCTCAATTTCAAACATCGGAATATCGGTATCATCCGTGTAGCCCTGACTTAGAAACGCATTCAGGCTAAGGATATCCCTTTTTGCAATTGAACGGTTTTTCCCGTCAATAAAAATAGAAATCCTGTTATTTTCCATTCCGAAGTCAAAGCCACGAACTTTTGAAAAATCATATCGAGTCTGGAAGGTCAGCTCCGGCATTTCAAGATTTATAATTCTTGATGGCTTCCGGTTATTCCATTTCTCAAGATACTGGTCGTGGTTAGGATTTGGAACTTGAGAGCACTTTGCACTGCTTTTCTCTTCAAGCGGTTCTTCGGCAGCTTCTTCTGCCATCTTTCCAATAACCTTTGTGGCTTTTTTCATCCAATTCAGAAATCCCATAGTATCATCCTTTATCGGAACACCTTCCGGCACTCCACAACCAATCCTGCAATCCGCACCGGCACCCTCTTCAGATCATAAATCTGTGGCTGATGCACCGGGTTAAAGCTCTTCGGGGTCAGGATCACGAGATCACCTTCCCGCCGAAAGTATTTTACAGTCGCTTCGTTGCCGTTGACCATCACCACAGCCAGCTGGCCGTTTTCCACTTCCGGCTGTTCACGTACAAGGATCTGGTCGCCTTCATCCATGCCGGCGGCATTCATGCTGTCCCCGCGAATGTTCAGCCAGAAATACTTTGCACCATCGGTCTGCCGGATGGGAATGTAATCCTCTATGTTTTCCTCGGCATACATTGGCATCCCTGCACGGACAGTGCCCAACAGAGGGGCAACGTTCTGGGCATTGTAAGGTGTGGCACCCGCCGGAAGTTCTTTATCGGCGCTACCCCCTGTCATAATAAAGCTTGGGGTGGTTTTTAGTGCCTTCGCGTAAGCTGCAATGCGGTCACGCCGCATATTAGCAATTTCACCGCTTTCCCAGCGGGAGACCGTTGCTTCTGATACGTCTACCAGCTCTGCGATTTCCTTTTGCGTTAACCCAAGAGCTTTTCGGCGGTCAGCTAAATAATTCCCCATGATCTGACGCTCCTTTCTGCCTTTATTATATCATTGTATTGCGTTTTTGCAATGTGTTTTTGCAATTTCCCAAAGAAAACTTGCATTTTCGTATTGACTTACGTATACGCAAGAGTTATACTGTTCTTGCACAAAGGAGGTGAGCAAATGTTCAACCGCGATTTATTCCGTGCCAAATGTATCGAGCATGGCATAAGAACTCAAGACGCCGCCCAGATTATGGGCATCAATCCAGCAACTCTGTCCCGTAAAATGGGTGGTCAGTCCGACTTCACCCGAAATGAGATTCAGTTGTTCCGGGCCGCACTGCATCTTACTCCGCAGGAGACCGATGCTATTTTTTTCGCGTAAACTTACGTTTACGCAATTTCAAGGGAGGTGAACCACATGGACAACAACAAAAAGCCCAGCGAACCTGCGGAAGAGGAACGCTGGGCGCTGAAGGAGGTGAACACGATGAAGAATCCGTTAGCTATTCAGATTCTGGCTCTGAGCATCCAGATCCTTGCACTGGTTGTCATTTTATTAAAGAAATAAACATGGATGTAGCAGCAATTAAAATCGCAATCAAATTGTAAAGCCGGTTGATTCGATCTTCTTTTGCCTGCTCACGGTCCTTTTCCTCCTGTTTTCGCTGACTCTCTTCAAACTGCTGTTGCAGCTTTTTCAGATTTTCAGCGGTACTCAGTTGAGCCGACAACTGCATCGCGTGTTCTTGCGCCGCAGCGCGTGCAACTGTAGCCATCGCTTCATGGTCTCGCGCAACTGCATTAGCTGAGCATTTAACCACATCATTCAGTTCAGACATTATTCTCACCTCCCTTCTGTCTCTCTATTCTACCGCAGAAGGGAGCCACCCACAAGGAGGTACATATTCACCATGAACGACTTGACCACATTCACTAATCCCGAGTTCGGGCAGGTGCGCACCGTCGAGATCGACGGCACACCGTGGCTCGTCGGCAAGGACGTTGCCATGGCGTTGGGGTACAAGAATCCTACAAAGGCTATCATCGCCCATGTTGATGATGAGGACAAGCAACTTGAGATGCTGCCGCAGGAGGCAGAAGCCCAAAATGGGACTCTGCCCTCTGGCTCCACTAAAACCGCCCTCATCAACGAGAGCGGCCTGTACAGCCTGATTTTGTCCAGCAAGATGCCCAAGGCAAAGGCTTTCAAGCGCTGGGTCACCAGCGAGGTGCTGCCCGCCATCCGCAAAACAGGCGCTTACGAGAGCTTTCAGGCCCAGCAGCACATCGAGCAGCTGGAAGCCACCAACACCCGGCTGAACGCCGCCATTCAGGCGGTGGGCACCGCAAAACAGCAGCTGGCCGACGTCATCAGCCTGCGCAACGACTTCATCAAGCACCGGGACAACTACAAAGCCCGGTACATGCAGGCCAAGACCGATTACAGCAAGATCTGCGACAGCCTGCGGCAGGCCGAAGGCCTTGTGGCCAAGGCACAAGCCGATCTTGACAGCCGCATCGACCAGCTGAGCATCATCGCCTTTGGCCTTCCCGGCTTCGACGAGATCATGAACGCAGTTATCGGCACCGTGCTGCCCGCCGAAAAGAAGGAGGAATAAAATGTTGAACACATCAACCATTCGCGGCACTTTCAAGCAGATCCCGTACTGGAAGCTGCGGGGCCGGTTCCACAGCTGCGGCTACCGCGATCAGGAAGTGGCCGAGTACATCGGCATTGGCCGGGACACCATGAGCGGCAGGATGCACGGACACAACCCGTGGACAAGCACGGAGATTACTGCAATGTGTGAGCTGCTGGGTATCCGGCAGAATGAAATCGGGGAGTATTTCTTCCCGCGTGTCGAGAAAGGAGAATCCGCATGAAGATCAAATCCGGCGTGTGGTACTGGCTGGCCGTGGCCAGCGGGGCCGTGGGCCTGCTGTACGGCATGGGGCTGGAGGGCAGCTTCCAGACCGGCGGCACCGTCTCGGACGGCGCGTTCATCACGGCCATGGTGTTGATCCTGCTGGCGGTGTTCTTTGCCCGGCTGGGCTTTGCCGCCCATGACCGGGAGCAGCAGGAGCGCCGCAAGGTGCACCAGCAGCCCCGGAACACCGTGAAGAGCAGCAGGAAGGCAGGCTGAGCATGAGCGATTTCAGACCTACACCCGCATCTGCGTGGACTGCGGCAAGGTGCTTAACAATGTCGGGCGCTCCGCTCAGCGCTGCCCCGAATGCGGCAAAAAGCACGCCAACGCTCAGAGCCTTGAATGGGATCGTCGGCGCAATGAAGAACTGCAGGCCCAGCGTCAGGGGCTTGCCGCTGAGCGCAGCAGCCTTGCCCTTCACGCCGTGGTCCGCGCCGCCGAAAAAGCCGGCCTGAGCTACGGCAAATACATGCTGCAGAAAATGCAGGCAAACAAGAAGCCCGCCGGTGCGCCAACACCGACGAGCCCAAAGGGTGATGGAATTTGAAAGCCCCATCACCTTGATGATATCACATCAGAAAGGATTTTACAAATGAAAGGTATTTTAGCCGAACCGGGCGCAGAGCCCGTGGTCACCACCCTGCCGGACAGCCTGTGGGCCATTGAGAACCGGCTGGGCACCCGCAGTGAGATGATCGTACTGCCCCGCACCCCGGCGGTGCTGTTCGTGGGCCGGTACGATGGCCCCATCCAGCCCGCCAGCCTGCTGAACCGGACGTACCGGGGCCGTCAGCTTTACGGGCCCATCCTCTGCTATGGCTGGAAGGGCAACAACATCCAGCCCATGAGCAAGGATGTGCAGGCCGAGATGCTGGATCGCCTCAAGGACACGGAGGTGCGGGTATGACTACCTATATCTGCAAATGCGGACGGCGAGTGAAGAAATCCACCGATACCAGTACCACTGGCAACCGTCTGTCTGGCTATGCACCCGGCCATGAGTGCTGGGGATGCCCCTACGCCATGCCATACGGAAACTTTCAATGGGACGAAAGTGCTAAAACTGTCACCCTGGAGACTCGGGGCTATGAGTGTCGGATGAGCAAGACTCTCACTTATGCATCAGAATTCTCTGGCTCCATCAAGGACAAATGCACCTGTCGAGTGCACAGTTTGGACTTCGACTTTTTGTCTCAGGTCTCCGCATGGATCAAAGATACTTATCCAGACAGAGAGATTTTTGACTCGTTTTCCAAAGATATTCGTGCATCGGACTATGGATCTGACGGCCGTTACTGCCTGACTATCACCTGCGCTCAGAATCTGAAAGGTGTTGCCGCAAAAAGAGAGCTGCTTGGTCAGTTTTTTACCCCGAATGGCAGCCGCAAGGACATGACACCGCAGCAGGAAATGGAAAAGATTCTTGCCGACATTAAAAAAGCAAAGGAGGTTTTCGCATGTGCACCTGTCCAGAATGCGGATGCTGCTGTGACTACGGCAGAGAATGCTGTCCCGACTGCCACAGCGGCAACGCCGATCACCTCGGAGAGCGGGGCGGATGCAAGCGCATCGACCCCCGCGACATCCCTGCAGAACTGCGAATCGGTCCCTGCCGCATCGGCGGGCGGTTCTTCTGCACCACTTCTCTCAATGACTGGTGGTGCCCCGCAGGAGAAGCCCCTGACTTTCATTCGGGAGGACAAGTGCCCGGAGTTTGATTATTCCGGCCTGCCTGAACAGACCGTGGCGACCCTGCATCTTGCAGAAAACGGATATCTTCACGGCAAGAAACTGGCTGAAAAGGGTCTTGTTTACATGGGTGACAACATTGCACTGGCACACGATGAGCTGTGCGGAGTTGTCGCACAATGCGACAACTCGAAGCACGGCAACCGTGGAGAGGACAGTTTCCGTGCATGGTGCCTGCACATTGGCATCACCAAAGACAGCGCCTACCGGCTGCTGCAAGTCTCCGCACTGCTGGCGGACAGCAGCCCCCGGCAGCAGGCCATTCTGGAAAGCTTGCCGCCCACCCTGCTGTACGCCGTGGCAAAACCCAGCGCCCCGCCGGAGCTGGTGGAGAAGGTCAAGAACGGTGAGGTCACCACGAACAAAGCCTATCAGGATCTGCTCAAGGAAAACCAGCAGCTCCGCACCGACCGGGTGGAGGCCATGAACCAGGCAGACCGGGAACGAGCCCGTGCCGACCGGGCCGAATCCGAACGGGACAAGGCCCGTGCAGACCAGCTGAGCACCGCCAAGGATTGCAACCGGCTGGGGCTGAAGGCCTCACAGGAAAAAGACCGTGCCGACAAGGCCGAAGCCCGGGCCAAAAATGCCGAGGGCCAGCTTTCCGGCTCCCGGCAGGTGGCCGAAGCGGCCAAGCTCCGTGCCGACAAGTTGCAGGAAGAAAATGCGGCCCTGAAAAAGCAGCCCATCGCTGCCGTGGTGGACGAGGAGGAAGTGGAGCGCCGGGCAAACCAGCGAGCCCATGATATCGCCACCGACCTTGCCGCCGAGATGACCGCCGACCTGCAGGCGCGGCTGGAACAGGCCTCTTCCGGCAGCGAACAGAACGCCCGCGATGCCTACGACAGCATCATTCTGGCCGGGCGCTCCATCACAAGCATCGTTCAGTCCGCCAAAATGCAGTTCCGCAAACTGCCGGACGACCAGCGGGAGACCGCGATCAACCAGTTCGTTCACACACTCGCATCCGCTCAAGGGGAGGTATCCGCATGTCTGTAAAGATCATGGCCTTAGAGGCCGAAAACGTCAAACGCATCAAGGCCGTTGCGCTCACCCCAGCCCCCACCGGGCTCACCCTTGTGGGCGGCAACAACAATCAGGGCAAGACCAGCGTGCTGGATGCACTGGCGTGGGCCCTCGGCGGCGACCGTTTCCGCCCGGACGCTGCCCAGCGGGACGGTGCTGTGGCTCCCGCCCCCCTC